TTCGACACATGATATTGACGGAGACTTGTTGCAAGTTAATAATCATGAAGTTATAGGTTCAGCTAACATCAATGGTTACATTTTTGATAGCGCTAATTCTCTGAATTCTTATAATACCACATCAATCAGAGACATTCTTTCCTATTCTAGTAGAACTTATGGTTCTATTTTTAACATTTCTATCAACGAAGCCCCTAAAAACTATAATGGGTTGAAGAATCCTTTTGTTGCCATAAAAGACGTATCTTTTACTGCAAAAAAATCTTCGAATGTATCTTTGTCAAATACACTTCTTACGGTTCCCGGCTCTGAACCGATTTTCTCAAATACTTTGTTGAGTGTATCTGATACTTTTTCTGGCAATGTATCTATCTTCAACGCCAATAATAAAGTTGTTGGTGTCGGAACTTCCTTCACTGACGATTTTGCACCTTTTGATGTGATAAAGGTTATGAACGATGATGGATTACCAACTTTTCATAATATTGAGAGAGTTGATAGTGATACGCTGATTACTTTGGGCCAAAGTTCACCATATACATTTGAAGGTAACGACTACAGCAGAGGTTTTGTGAATTATATTGAGCTTACTGATGGTAATGGAAAAAGGGTTGTAAGGACTGTTAATAATTCAGTTAATAGTACAGCCGTTTATCTGGACGATAAAATCCTCACAGGGGAGCTTTCATCAACTGGAACCTATGATATAAAAATAGGTTATAATACATCTAATGCAAACTTTAGTCCTCTCAATGATCCTTTAAAGGCTGTTGTTAAAGAGGGTACACAATTTACTGACATCGTAACAGGTGTTGATGCTGATTTGACGTTTAACATAACTTCGGCTTCTGGGTCTGTTTCTAAGCTTCAAATCTTAAATTGTGGCTTTGGATATAATTCAGATGATGAAATTACTATGAGATCTGAGGATCTAACACCAAAAGTTAATATTACAGATACAACTGGATCTGGTGCTCAAGCTTTTGCGATTGTTTTAAACCAAGCTGTTGTTGATGTTATAGTTACAAATGGTGGTTCGGGTTATACCTCTCCAAATGTTACAGTTGAGGGTGGGACTGGAACCGGAGCAACTTTGTCTGCTACAGTTTCTGGTGGAATTATTTCAACAATTTCTGTTGTTTCTGGTGGTTCTGGGTACTTTGCAACAAGAGACATAAATATAAAAGTTGTTAAGGGTGGTCAGTCAATACTTGAGGGAAGACACGCAACTATAAATTCAGAGCCAAATTCTAAGATTAGGCTTCAGGATAGTAATTTCTGGCAAGAGTATTCATATGAAGTAGAATCCACAATTAATAATGATAGATACGAAGAAGTTTTGGATCAATTGATGCATATGTCTGGTAGGAGATTCTTCACGAAAAATCTCATAAAAGACGAAACAGACGCTGACATCAAAGTTTTAGAGGAGAGTGTCACGGCTAGTGGCGTTTAAGTAATATGGGACATACTACAAGATCTTTATCACATAACATTGGAATGATTACTGAGCTTTCTACTTTTACGCAGAATGTTTACATTTTTGTATCTAAAACTCATGATAACAACAATGAAAATGTAAAAGAAATTGCTAACTCTGAAAATTATTATACTTCTTTACATAATCCGATTAGAGAGATGGTTTTTGGTAAAAAGATTTTACCGTCTGATGTGTCTCCAGTAATCGAAAGATACAATTGGGCTTCTAATACAATTTATCAAGCCTTTTTTGATAATTCGAACACTCTTTTTACTGTTAATGAGAGTGATTCTGAGGATTCTTTTTATGTGTTTACATCGTCAAGAAACGTTTACAAGTGTATAGACAACAATAACTCTGGATCATCTACTGTAGAGCCTTCTCATACAGATTTAACACCAAGAGAAGAGTCTGACGGTTATGTCTGGAAATACATGTACTCTGTTCCTTCCGGTTCAAAGTTCATTACAGATGAATATATTCCAATCGTAGCAAATACTACGGTACAATTAAATGCAACTACCGGAATTGATAGAATTTTTCTAAGAAATGGCGGTAACAACTACGCCGAGTCTGTGAATGGAGACGTTCAATCAACGATCTCTGACTCTAAATTTATTATTGAAGATAAATCTTTAAAGTTTTCTAATGGTTTAAATTTTACACCAGAGGATAATTTCTTTAACAATACTTCGATTCTTCTTTTTGAACCGGGGTCTAGAGCTAATGGAAGTTTGTTTACGATTTCTGACTACATTGCCTCTTCCAAGCAGATAACTATTGAAGGAAATCATACATTTTCGGGATCTACGAAATATGAAATTTCTCCTAGAGTAAGAATTTTGGGTGACGGTGCTAATGCAACAGCTATTGCAGAAGTTAATGATACAACGAAATCTATTTCCTCAATTAAAATCAAAACCTCTGGCGATTCTTATTCCTTCGCTAACGTTATAATCGACGCAAATACTGGAACTGGGGCATCGGCTGAAGCTGTAATTGCACCACGTAAGGGGCATGGGCATGATCCCCATGAGGAACTTGGTTCGAGTAAAATAATGTATGCAGTTACTGTTGAAGGTAACGAGTCAAATACTATTACAGCAAATCTTCAAAATGGATTTAGAACTGTTGGTATTTTATCGAACCCATCACCAGCAAATACAGCATTTACTGGAACTGTATCGACAACAGCAGGACAGAATATTGTTACTGGAGTAGGAACAGAATTTAGTGATGTTTTCACGAATCCCTCTCTTGGACCAGTAGCAGGATCTACTTTAAGTGCTGTTAACACTGCAATATTGTCCAATACTTCTGCTTCCAATACTGATCAGGCAAGCACTTTGGTAGATCTCTTTAACGAGTTCAACAAACAAATAACAAACCAGCAGGTTTCTACTGATACCATTTTGGTCGAGGGTAAAGACTTTGACGAATCGTATCAAGTTTTAAATGTTTCTTCAAATACTTTATTGTATGCTAGAAATCCTTTTGCTTCAACACACACAAATGTTGCATTTAGAAAATTATATAAAGCTAACACCTTTAATAATACTATCAAACTGACCGTAGATCAGGCTAATTTGTTTAGTAACGGAGAAGTTATAACTTCTTTAGATAAAGAATATTTTGGAACTCTTGTAAATCAATCTTCTAACACCTTGTCTATTGTCGGAACTAAATTTCCATCTGGTATTACCGTTACAGGAAATGTTTCTGAAAATACAGCAAATGTTGTAACCGCAGAGGTTTCGAATTCTTTTGTAGACGGATTATATGGTCACGTATTGTATATAAATAATGTTTTGAAGGTGTCTAAAACAGATACTAGCAACGTAGAATTCAAAATTGTAGTTAAGGTCTAAGATGTCTGATATCAACACCAATCTTTCCGGTTCTCCTTATTTCGATGATTACGTAGAAAATAAAAAATTCTATAGAATTCTCTTTAAGCCGAGCACAGCAGTTCAGGCTAGAGAGTTGTCTCAATTGCAGACAATTCTTCAAAAACAAATCAATAGATTTGGTTCTCATGTCTTTAAGGATGGGTCTATTGTAGACGGTGTAAACCCCTCTATTGTTGATCAGGCACATGTTGTTAGATTTAGAAACTCTTATTCTAACAATAGTGTTGTTGACTTAGAAGCTATTTTAAATTCTTCCAACAATTTGACACTTGTTTCTCAATCTAGTGATGTTGAAGCTAAAATTATTTTTCAACAAGAGGGATCTCAGGCAGAATCTCCAAACACCAAAAGATTGTATGTCATTTACACTAATGTAGATGACTCCAACACTAAGACTGCAGTAGGAAATGTCTCTGTAACAATAAATTCCAACACTGTTACTGGAACAGGAACTTCTTTCACCAACTATGCTGTTGGTGATTACATGACAATTTTCCAAACCCCAGAAAAGAGAAAAGTTGCATTTCAGGCAAAAATTGACAACATTGCAAACAACATTTCCTTAACCTTAAACAGAAAACTTTCCTTTAGCAATACAGCGGTAACATCGAATAACTTTACAATTCATAGAAATTTAACAGAATTTGGTGTCCTCGGTACTGCTGACTCTCCAGAGATTTTGGATGTTGTTGAGAGAACTGTAAGAAATACACAGTCTAACACTGTAAATACTTCTGTTACATCCAATACATTTTTATTAGGATTTTCAGTAGCTAATACTGATACATTAAATGTTTTTGTTAACGGAAATCAACAAACACGAACAATTGACTACACACCAAATACGACACATGTTGTTCTTAAGTATGATCTTAAAAATGATGATAAAGTGAGTTTTGTTGAAGGGTTAAATACAACTAAATTCACTGGTCTGCAAACGTTTAAATCAGCTACAGTTCCAACCTCGTCTAGATGTACACTTGCATCGAATGAAGACGGTGTTGTTTTCCATAAAGGTCAGTTCCTTAACATCGATTCCGGCTTCGTTGTCGTTTCCGATAGCGTGGAAGGTGCTAATGGAACAATCGTAGCAATTGATTCAAGCGAATCTATTGTAACGTTTAAAGCAGACACGTCTTTGCTTGATAATTCTGCCGGGTTCAACAACGAAGTTGCACCGGGGGCTGATAGATTAAAATTAGATCCTGCAATGGTAGCCGCAAACACAGCAAACCTGAATAATAGAGAAGCTGTTGCTGTCCTTATAAACTTCAATGAGGATGGTGAAGTTCTTAGCGAGAACAGGGATCCACAATATAATATTCTTGGTGATCAGCTTGCGCAAAGAAATACTGATCACGCAGGAAGTTTTACAGTCAAAAGATTCTCTGCTGACACTGAAGCTGTAACAGCAAATAACGAGTTAATTAAAATTGTCGTAGAACCCGGTTTGGGCTATGTTAACGGTTATAAAGTAGAAACTTTATCTCCGATTTCAGAAACTATTGTACGAGGTACTAATACCCTTCAGAGAGAGGACTTTGAATTAGGTATTAATTACGGGAACTACATCAGGGTTAAGCAGTTTAACGGCAGTTTTGCACCCTATGACAGAGTTTCCTTTGTACACAACGGTGCAAATGATGGATACTTCCCAGCATCAAACACGACATTTCTAACCAGTTTAACAGGTCTCACACCAGCTTCATCCAACAATGTTGGTAGAGCTTATGTTAAGTCTGTAGAGCTTGAATCTGGAACACCGGGATCTTCTGAGGCCGTTTATAGAATTCACTTGTTTGGTGTTGAGCAATCGGCAAATGACTCTATTTCTAACGCAAGAACTATTGTCACAAATGACACTGTGAAGGGTGGCGCTGACATCATCTTAAATTCCAGCAACAATGCTGTGATTGCAAATGCAGAAGAACTTCCATTTGACTCCTTTGGTGAACCAGCTATCAGATCCTATACTGATGGATCCGGCACTTTTGATAACAACTTTGTAGTGAGAAAATTTGCTTCTGTTACAGACTCTATGTCAACTGCTGGTGTTATTGTCATAGACGTTGATGACGAAACAGATCTTACTGGAAATAATGCAATTGGATCTTACACTTCAGCTGAAGTTAATAATCTTATTCTTTCCAACGTGGGTAGCGAGATCTCTTGTAACTCCACCGGAGTAACCACTTCATCAGGAAATGTAATTACATTATCTGCTGGTTTCAGTGCAAATATTCATGTTGGTGACATTGTTCAGATTGACTCTGGTAATCAGCTTATTGTTACAAAAATCAATTCCTCTACGGAAATTCAAACGAATGAAGCAAGTACCGATACAACGGGAACTTTGAAGAAAATTATACCTGTTGGAAAGACGATTGCAGTTGATTCTGCAATGATTACAACTGATCAGGTAAACAATACCTTAACAGCTACAATTCCAATCTTGAATAACAGTAATTATTCTGGAGCAACTACCGTAAGAGCAACTTACGAGTTTAATGGAAGAAATTACAAGCCATTTAGTAAAGATATTAAGAAGTCTCTTTACAGAAGAATCAATACTGCTAACAACACTGCCAACTCTATCGGTCCTTGGGATCTTGGTGTATCTGATATTCATAAAGTGACAGGTGTTTGGGTTCTTACAAACAAAAATAATGGAAATGCAAACGATACTTTCACTTCTGCAGATCTGACTGCCTCGTCTAACAAAGTAAATGGTGGTTTCTTTGAGTATGATTCAGGTCAGAGAGATCATTTCTACGATTACGGCTCTCTTCACTTGACCAAAAAGGGAAGATTTAAGAACTTTGTAACATCTAATAACACCATTGTTGTTGAGATGGATGCGTTCACAATCGATAATAATGACGGTGAAGGCTATTTCACAGTAGATTCTTACCCGACAACCACAAACTCGACTGCAAACACCACCACTATCAAGTTTGAAGAGATTCCAACATATACGTCTGTGGCTGGTGAAAAAATTGCCCTTCGTGACGTGGTAGATCACAGACCAAGAATTAATAATAAAGAAAATACAAATCTTATTTCTGGTGTAGCGAATACCTCTACCGTAGATGTGACTAATGTTAAAGATAAAGACTCTGCTAAATCAAGCGGTACAAGCAAAAACTCTTTCTTAATATTCAAGAATGATTCTGAATTTGTTTCTGATTACAAGACAAATCTTCCAAAAAGAGCAGATGTGTATCTTGGCGAAAACTCTACACTCACGGTTTCGGTTTCCAACAATACAAATTCTTTACCACCAGAAGTAAACAAAGCAATGAAAATTGCTTCTCTCGAAATAGCACCTTACCCCTCTCTTACAAGAGAAGAGTCAACGTCTGCCCTTAATATTTACAGCGGCGGTAAGCTTAAAGATAAAAAGACCGAATTTGATGTAAGAGATTACAGAATCAAAATTGATCAAGTTAATATCAGAAGATATACCATGAAGGATATCGGAACTCTTGATCAGAGAATCGGAAATCTTGAATACTATACTTCATTGAATGCACTTGAGTCCGATACGTTCAACAAGCAGTTTAAAAATGCTAGTGGGATCGAAAGATTCAAAAATGGTATTTTTGTAGAGCCATTTGTATCTCATCAATTTGGTGCCACTAATGATAGTGAATATAGAGTAACTATCGATAAAGAGGCAAATCACTTTAGACCCAACTTTGAAGAAGTTTTGGTGAACAACTTCACACCAGAAATTATTTCTGGAAACATTGGTGTGTTCGGTCATAGAGTTATGTACAATTATGGTGAATCTGAATACCTAAAGCAAGGCAAAGCAACCAAAGTAAGACCTGCTGCACCTGTTTCTATAAGGTTTGTTGGTGATCTTAAATTATTCCCAGAATATGATGTTGGTGTTGATTCTGAAAACGTTGGAAATATTATTATCAACCCGGACGAAACACCTCCTGTTTCTGAAAGAACAACGACAAATTGGGGTAATTGGAGAACAACCAGAACAACAAGACGAGGTAGAATACAAAACGTTCAACAAAGAACTGGAACACGGACTGTAACTCGTTTCACCGAAGGTGAGTTGGAGACTGTTGGTGAAAGAGTTGTAGATGTTTCGATTAGTCCGTTTATCAGAGAACTGGCTATAAACTTCGTTGCAACTGGTCTGAGACCAAACGAACAACATTCATTCTTCTTCAATAATGTTAATGTTGATGAGCATGTAGCACCTTCTGTAATTTCTACAAGTCCTGTGGTTGCCTCTAGCATTTCACCAATCATTCTGTATCAGGATGGCAATGGTGAAATTACTGAAAAGCAAATCCAAGATCAAATTTCAACTTCTACAGACACTGGCAATTTAATCAGAATAGCTGGCAACAAAGGAGATCCTTTAGTTTCTTCTAGAAACGGCGTTGTTTCTGGTACTTTCTTTGTTCCCAAAGACACATTCTTGCAGGGTGATAGAAATGCATTAGTTGCTGATGTTCAAGATCTTGAGACTGAAACTGATGCTATTCTCTCTTCTGCTTCCAAAATGTTCTACTCTAATAGATTAGGTGCTCAAAAAGTTGAACTTCAGGAGAGAACTTTTGAGATTGAGACAGTTACTGAAACTGTAGTCGAAAGAAGAAGAAACGATCCTATTGCTCAAACATTCTATGTTCGTGGTGATACGGCAACAGATGAAGATGGTATTTTTATCTCTTCGATAGATCTTTTCTTCAAGAGAAAGTCTTCTAAAAATGCTATCAAAGTATATGTCTGCCCACTTGAAAACGGTTATCCAGATACCTCGAAAGTCTTTGGTGCTTCTAAGGTTACAGTAAATCCTTCTGATGTTAACGTTTCCGATGATGCATCTGCTGCAACCACATTTAAATTCTCTTACCCTATCTTCTTAAAGAAAGACAGAGGATATGCTTTTGTAGTAAAGCCTGAAGCTGACGATCCTGACTACGATGTTTATTTCTCTCAGCTTGGGGGAGCAGATATCTTGACAGGAACTGCAGTAAATTCTCAGCCATATGAAGGAATTGCCTTCTTAGGTGCTAACCAAGATACTTGGTCTGCTCTTCAGGATGAAGATATCAAATTTACAATCAAGAGAGCAGTATTCTCTACAGGATCTGCTGTTCTTAGAATGAAGCCTAGAAACGTTGATCGTGGTGAATATGAAGATATTACATTTACTAATGGTCATACATCGATTAGAGTAGGCGATTACATCTATGGCATGACATCCGCAAATACGGATCCATCTTTGACCGTTGCAAATGTAAACACTTCTATTTTCGGAATTGTTTCCTCTGTTGATGATATTAACAACATCATCAACCTCTCTCCATCTACAGGAGATTTAACATCTTCATCAACTAAGGTGTTTAATGAGACACTTCTTAATGGAAGCACAAAAAATACTACAAAGTATAAGATTGCTTTCTACAGACCTTCTGACAGCTTGTTGGATACAGAAACTGTTGACATAAACAAGTTTGTGGGGACAACTTTCATGTCTCTGAAGGATCATGAATACAGTGGTATTGTTCCTCAGTTTACTACAGGTGTTTACAAAAAGTCTTCTATAGATATGGACTTTGTATACAACATTTCAAATACATCTAGTAAGACTTTTGCAATTCCTAACGAAGAAGAATATGAATACACAGACAATCCATTAGTTCTCAGATCAAGAACTAATGAAGTGTTGAAGCTTGGTTCTGCAACTGGAAATTCTTCTTTTGTAATTGATGTTAACATGTCCAACGCAACAGAAAAGACATCCCCATTTTTGGATCTCAGAAGAACTCTGTTAACAGCGCTGGGTAATTTAACAATTACACCAGATGACAATGCTAATAACTTTATTGATGGAACGTCTGTTGGAACAGAAACCTCTGCGAGTATTTACAGTGAAATATTCTCTGGTCTTGGTGAAACAAACGTTAGATATATTTCACAGCCAATCAATCTTGCAGACGGACAAGACGCTGAAGATATGAGAGTTATAGTCTCTGCGTTTAAGCCACCAAGAGCTAAGATTTATGTGTTTGGTAGATTTGTAAACCAGCTTGATAATATTGATGATGTTCTTTTCACCCCGTTGAAAGATCTTACCCCAGAAGTAAATTCTTCCAGAAATGATAGAGAAGATCTTAAAGAGTTTGAATTTAGATTATTCACCAGAAGTGAAATTAATGATACTGAGTGGGTCAAAATATTTAACGACACAACAGGATCTGATTATGCATTCAAACACACAAGCGGCTTTACTGCAAATAGCTTAGTTGCAACTAATGATACTACAGGTGTTGCTGAATACTTTAGAAGCGGAACTACTTACGATACGTATAAACAGTTCCAATTAAAAATTGTAACTTATGCAACTATTGATTCGCCAGATGGCTTTGGTGATAAAAATTCTTCTAACCCAGCTATTATTGATGATGTAAGAGCTATAGCACTACAGGTTTAATATGAGATTGACCAATGTGAAGAGAGATGAAAAAACTAATGCAATCATAAGCGTAGATAATTCATCTCTCTCTGCCTACAAAGCAGCAAGGAATCGTGAAAACCAAATAAATAGTGTTATAAACGATGTTGAAAATTTAAAAAAAGTTGTTGACGGCAATTCAGAAGACTTGAAAGAAATAAAGAACTTATTAAAGGCACTTGTAAATGGCAATTAACATAGCTAATACCACGACGACTAATACGTTTGAGTATTGGAGACTCAGAACAAATAATATGGCTAATGCCTTTAGACTTAAGGCTGTTACAGTGGCTTCTAATACTGCTGTCGGAAGTGCTGCTATCACTGGAACTTTTTCTGGTGGAAATTTAAAGGCAAACGGAACAACACAGTCCACTAGCACAACAACAGGTTCTCTGCAGTCAAAAGGTGGTTTGGGCGTATCAAGAAATGCTCATATTGGTGGAAAACTTGTTGTCACTGGCGTAAGCAATACTGCAAACATAAATGTTTCTGGTGGTGTAGTTGTTAGTGGAAACGTTACTGCTTCTCTTTTCTCTGGAAATGGGTCATCTTTGACATCGGTAGATGCAAATACACTTGGTGGTGTAAGCGGCACAAGCTTCCTCAGATCTGATGCTGCTGACACTGCTGCTAACAAAATTACTCTTACAACAGGAATTGAATTAGCAAGCACCGCAGATGCTAATTTAGTAGTTGGGACAACAAATCTTCCAAACACAGCTAACATCAAAATTAGCGAGATGTCTGGACAAAGTAACAAATATCTCAGAGTCAATTCTGACGGAAGTAAGCTGGTTTTTGCAAACTCTACTCTTCAGCAAGTTGGTGAAATTGGAGATATTCAAATTAACTATGCTGGAATTTCCAACGCTGACGTTTTAGTTTATGATGAAAATTCTGGAAAGTTTGTCAACAGACCAAGACCGTTGATTGATGTTACTTCGGTTGATGATATCGATGATGTCAACATTACAAAGTCTCCCGGTGACTTGTTAATTAGAGTTGTAAACACTTCAAATACAGAAACTTTTGCAAACACATCTAATGGTTTTATTACTGGTCGTTTGGACTCTATGTCTGAAACGGAATTAACTGGTTCGACAAGTAATACCATATCTTTTGTTTCGACTTCTAATTCTCTTGTTCAGCTTTACATTAATGGTGTTAAGCAGGGCAATACAGATTTTAGTGTTACAAATACATCCCAAATTTCTCTTACTTCAAATTTGGTTTCTTCGGATATTGTTCAGATTATTGAATTCAATCCACATGCCTTTGTAGTTGGTGATGGTACTCCATCTGATTTGAACCAATTAAACTACTCCGATTTAAGGCTGAAAACAGATGTCACAAGTTTTGAAGCATCTTCTTCGGTGTTTGATATTGAAACATATTCATACTACTGGAAAGATACTGAAAGATTCCACGACAGACAAGAGATTGGCTTTGTTGCTCAGAATTTAGAGCAATACGTTCCAGAACTTGTTACAGAGAATAGCTCTGGTGAAAAAATGGTTGATTATGGAAAGATGACTGCAGTTCTCCTTTCAACAATAAAACAAATGGATAAGAGAATTAAAGCTCTAGAAAGCAAAGCTTTTTGCAAGTGTCCGGAGGAATAAATGGCTACTCCAACATCAAACACAGACTTTAAGGAATTTTGCCTTAGAAAATTAGGAAAAGGTGTTATTGAGATCAACGTGAGTAATGCTCAAGTTGACGATAGGGTTGACGAAGCTGTTAATTTTTATCAAGACTATCATTTTGATGGAACTGAAAGAGTTTTCTATAAAAAGCAGATAACACAAGATGATAAAGACAATAAGTATATTACTTTACCGGATAACATTATCGGTGCTGTTAATTTATTTGATATTGGTGATGCTACAAGTACCAATAATCTTTTTAACATTCGTTATCAAATTGCTTTGAATGATTTATATTCTTTAACTTCTCAGTCTCTAGTGCCATATTATATGGCCTTTCAACATCTAGAACTTTATGAGCAAATATTGGTTGGAAAGCAGCCAATAAGATATAATAGACATAGAAACCAATTTCATATTGATATGGATTGGAATAAAATTGCTGTTGGTGAATATTTAATTGTTGAAGCTTATCAGGTAATTGATCCAGACACTTACTCTAAGATGTATGGGGATTATTGGTTACAAAGATATGCAACTGCTCTTATAAAAATACAGTGGGGCGAAAATCTTAAGAAATTCCAAGGAATGCAAATGCCCGGTGGAATGATCATGGATGGGATGTCTATATACAATGAGGGAATACGAGACAAGGAGCAGTTGGAAATGGAAATGAGAACATCTTACTCTCTTCCTGCCGCTGATATGATCGGTTAATGACAAGAAATGCATTCTTCAATCAATACACTACATCTACTGAGCAGAATCTTCATGAAGATTTAATTATTGAATCTATTCAGATTTATGGATTTGATATCGATTACATGCCTAGAATTTCTCTAGGCACAGATTCAGTGTACACCCAATATACAAGTTCTGCTTTTATTGATGCAATTCCAGTCGAGATGTATGTAAAAAATGTTATGGGATATGATGGAGAAGGTGATTTTGTATCAAGATTCGGTTTAGAAATAAGAGATCAAGTAACTTTTACTATAGCACAGAAAAGATTCGATCAAGAAATTGCTAATGGATCATTTGCAAACACTTATTCATTTGCAAATTTAAGCTTTGCTGATCTACCTCAGTATGACAGGTTTGATGCATCAAATTCAAGCCATTACGTTATCAACACACCGGGAACTTGGAGAGCTAACACAGTTTCGAGTGCTAATCTTAGCATTAGTGTTATTCATGATTCAGATGATGCGGTTATAGAAGCAGTTAGTTTTGGAACCCTATCGATACCTGTATCTAATACTGCCACAGAAGGAAGATATTTAGTCGAGTGGGAGCAGATTTTAACTGGTGGTTCTGCCAATAGATTTAGAATTTCTGCTAGAAATGGAAGTGATTTAGCTAACGCCAATAATATTACAAATGAAGCTCCGGTATTTGCTGAAGGAACACCTGTTCTTCCAAACGGTGCAAATACTTCCGTAGCAAATGGAGCATTTCATGCTTTATTTTACTCTACAGATGGACTCAAAGTAAATTATTTTACAGAAGCAGGAACAACTGGTTTTATCTATAACATAAGAATAAGAAAGCTGAAAGAAAATGAAGCTAATACTATTCTGACTACAGATGAATCCATCTCAATTTCAAGGCCGAGAGAAGGTGACTTATTATATTTTCCTTTAGCTAATACATTTTTTGAAATTAAATTTGTCGAAAATGAACAAATTTTTTATCCTTTAGGGAAACTACAAACTTATGATTTGAGATGTGAGACATATGAATATTCGGGTGAAATATTCAGAACAGGAAATACAACTCTTGATGGTTATATGGATGGTCTATCTCTTGGTGTCGTTTCCGGCAATACAGATTCTGACGCTAACAATGTAGCAGGTGCTATCAACTTTGATATTCAAAGAGAGTTTGATGCTATTGTTGACTTCACCGAAAACGATCCTTTTGCTAGTGGAGAATACTAATGCTAGGCCATAATTTTTTCCACGATCTTCTTAGAAAATACGTTGTAACTTTTGGAACTTTGTTTAACGATATTAAGCTTAGAAGAGTAAATAGACTTGGACAAGTCATTGAAACCATTGAAGTTCCTTTGACATACGGACCAAGAGATAAGTTTGTTACACGACTGCAAGAAGATCCAGATTTAAGTGCTCAAGTTGGAATTACCCTACCCAGAATTTCCTTTGAAATTGTACGTATGGGTTTCGATGCTTCTAGGCAACTTCCGGCTACAAATAAAATTGTTAGCAAAACACAAGCGGAAAAGGCTAAGACTGTTTTTGCACAGGTTCCGTATGACATTCAATTTTCTTTGAATATCTACACAAAGACAAATGAAGATGGTGTGAGAATTGTAGAGCAAATATTACCTTTCTTTATACCACAATTTTCTCCGACTGTTGAACTATTAGAAGATCCACCAATAAAATTAGATCTACCAATTATTCTTAGCAGTGTCACGACGCAAGATCTATACGATGGCTCTTTCGATCAAAGAAGAGTGTTAGTCCATACAATGGACTTCATTATGAAAGCTTACATGCTCGGCCCTATTATCGAGAAGCCTTTGATTCTTTTTGCAAATACAAATTTCAGAATAGATGGTTTTACTGCAAATGCTGGGACAGCGGATACAAGTGTCGAAAGTTTCCGTTTCAGACCCGGACAATTTGCAAATGGATCACCAACGAGCAATGGTGCTCTTTCTGTTGCAGCAAATACAATTCTTCCGAATACAGACTTTGGATTTATTACAACATTCTCATCATCAGTAACAGCAAATGACTCAGTTATATCGATATGAACAAAAAAGATTTAAATGAAATTCTCAACATTGAGGATAATGTGCAGAGTGCTCAACAAATAGTTCAGTCATCTGAAGGTGACGATGAACATGAAATTGATTCTGATTATCAATATACAAGACAAAATCTTTATCAGATAATCGAAAGAGGGACTGATGCTCTAGAAGAAATGCTTGAGATTGCAAAACAGTCTCAACAACCTAGAGCATTCGAAGTTGTTTCTACGCTGGTCAAAACAGTTTCCGATGCAAACAAAGATCTTTTGGAATTGAAAAATAAGCAAAAGTCTATGAAAGGTGAAAAGGGAACACCTAAAAATGTTACTAATGCTCTTTTTGTAGGCAGTACTGCTGAACTTCAAAAAATGATTAAGGACATGAAAAGTAAATGAGTGAAGATCGTAGAGATGCATATCTTGGAAACATGAACCTGAAAAGGTCAAATGTTGAAGTTGAATACACTCAAGAGGAGATGCAAGAATATATCAAATGTGCTCAAGATCCAATTTATTTTTTTGAAAAATATATCAAAATTGTAAATGTGGATCAGGGTCTTGTTCTTTTCGAGCCTTATAAATTCCAAAAAGAAATTGTTGATCTTGCTGTAGCTGAAAGATTTGTAATCTGTAAAATGCCAAGACAGTCAGGCAAGACCACCACTATTGCTGCACTACTTCTTTGGTATGTACTTTTCAACGAAAGCTTTAACATTGCCATTCTTGCAAATAAAATGGCTCAGTCCCGTGAAATTTTAAGTCGTATTCAGCTTGCCTACGAACACTTACCCAAGTGGCTCCAGCAGGGGGTTCTGGAGTGGAACAAAGGTAATATTGAGCTAGAGAATGGGTCAAAAATTCTTGCCTCTGCTACCTCCTCCTCTGCCGTTCGTGGGGGATCCTTCAATTTGATCTATATGGATGAGCTTGCATTCGTATCCCCAAACATCCAAGAGGAATTCTTTGCTTCTGTATACCCAACAATATCTTCTGGTAAAACATCTAAAATTTTAATTACATCCACTCCAAATGGTTTGGATATGTTTTACAGAATCTGGTCTGATTCTGAGCAAGAAAAAAACTCTTACAAGAGAGTTGAAGTTAAGTGGTGGGATGTTCCCGGAAGAGATGAAAAGTTTAAGCAGGAAACTATTGCTAACACGTCTGAGGAACAGTGGCGTGTGGAATTTGAATGTGAGTTCTTAGGCTCTCAGTTTACCTTGATCGATCCTAAGTTTCTTAGGCAAATGTATCCAGAAAAACCAAAAACATTTAATGACAGAACTGCAATTTATGAAGAACCTGAACCAAACAAAATCTATGTAATGACATGTGATGTCGCTAGAGGTGTCAATCTAGATTACTCGGCGGTTTCTGTTATTGATGTTAGTCAAGTTCCTTACAAACTTGTTGCGAGATTTAAAGCTAACAACGTTACTGTACAAGAATTTCCAAAAATAATTTATGAACTTGGACTTAAATACAATGAAGCATTTTGTATGGTTGAGATTAATGATGTCGGTCAGCAAGTAGCTGATATTTTAGAAAGAGATTTGGAATATGAAAATATGGTCAGTACCTCTTTTAAGGGGAGAGGTGGTGTAAAAATCAGTTCTGGTTTTGGTGGCGTCAATATGGTCAACGGACTCAGAACAACCCTAAAGACTAAAAAGATTGGGTGTTCTAACTTAAAAACACTTATTGAAAACGGTAAACTGATTGCTAATGATTTTGAAGTTATTAGTGAACTTTCAACATTCATATCTAATGGTCAATCTTTTTCAGCCGACAAAGGAAAAAATGATGACATTGTAATGACGTTAGTGATGTTTGGTTGGATGACTACACAAGATTATTTTAAAAATCTTACCGACACAGACTATGTTAGAAGTCTTTTAGAAGACAAAAAAGAAGAAATGGATAGCATGCTTCCATTTGGATTTATAAATTCTGGCGATATTTACGAGGATGACGGTTTTAAACTTTAACCAATATCCGGATTTAATAAATATGAGTGCAGTTTCTTATCTAAGGAGAATACGATGGCATTTTTAGTAAGTCCGGGAATTCAGGTCAGAGAATTTGACCTAACTACTGTAGTCCCAGCAGTAGCAACCACAGAAGGGGCAATCGCTGGTGCCTTTTCGTGGGGTCCAGTAGAAGAAAGAGTATTAGTAAGCAGTGAAAGAGACCTCGTTGCAAAGTTCGGTGAACCTACCGAAGAAAACTTTGAGACATTTTTTACCGCAGCTTCTTTCTTGGCATATGGCAATCAACTTTATGTTTCTAGAGCAATTGATAGCACAGCTTTCAATGCAACAGCGAATGTTGGTGTAGTAGCAAACACTTTGGTTAGAAATGATGATCACTACGAGTCTTTGACTTTTGGTGATACGGATCTTCTTTACATTGCAAAGTATCCGGGTTCTAGAGGCAACAGCCTTCAGATTTCGGTATGTGACTCTGCTGATGCATATTCCAACAACCACACCAATTCTGACTCGGACACTGTAGTAGCTGTGAAGTTTGTTGCAGGTTCGAATACAGCTAATCTTGATATCAGTAACGATGTTGCTGGATTTTCGACCGCAAATACAGAAATGTCTACAATCAGAGGAAAGCTGAATGTTGGTGATTTCTTAGAAATTGGTAATACTACACTTGGTACTCAGTTTATTAGAGTGGAAAATATTGGATCAGCTTCCAGAATTGGAAGTTCTAATACCTACACAGCTACTATTAAGCTTTCTGAAAGAGTAGCACTTATCGAAGATATTACGATGGATACGATGAAGAGAAGATGGGGTTACTTCAACTTGTTTGATGCTGCTCCCGGAACCTCGGACTACGTATCGGACAGACACTCTGGCGGTGATGCTGCTAGAGACGAGTTGCATATTGTTGTTGTTGATGAAGATGGCGAAATTACTGGTCAAAAGAGAACAGTGCTGGAAAGATTCTCAAATCTTTCTAGAGCAAGTGATTCTAAGACAGCAGATGGCTCCACAAATTATTACAAGACTGTTGTTAATAATCAGTCTGAATGGGTATGGTGGGCTAACGATAGAGCTAATGCTGGTTCGCAAACAGCGATTAATATTGCAGCTTCTACAAATGAGGATCCACTTTACCTTTCCTTCACCCAAGGCACTGGAGAAGGTAACGAAGGCACCATTTCTCTTGGTTCTCTCCAACAGGCAGCAGATTTCTTTGCTGATCCTGAAAAGGTTGACGTTTCCATTATGATGCAGGGTAAGGCAAGAGGTGGTGTCAATGGTACTGCATTTGCTAACTATCTCATCGATAATATCGCTGAAAGAAGATTGGATACTGTTGTAACTATCTCTCCAGAAAGAGCAGATGTTGTAAACAATCGTATCGATCCACTCAACGATGTTACCACTTTTAGAAATACACTGAGAGCATCTTCTTACGGTATTTGTGACTCTGGATACAAATACATGTATGACAAGTACAATGATGTGTTTAGATATGTTCCACTCAATGGTGATATAGCTGGTCTTATGGTCAGAACTGATAACCAGAGAGAGCCTTGGTATTCTCCTGCTGGATTTAACCGTGGCGAGATTAAAAATGTTGTTAAGCTTGCTTACAATCCTGATCTGGCAGATAGAGATGTTCTCTACAGAGCAGACGTAAATCCTGTTGTTAAGTTTAAAAATCAAGGTAACATTCTGTTTGGTGATAAAACACTTCTTGGCAAACCTTCTGCGTTCAGCAGAATCAATGTTAGAAGACTGTTTATTGTTCTCGAAAAGGCTATTGCAACAGCCGCTAAATTCACCCTGTTTGAACTGAATGATGAATTTACAAGAGCACAGTTTGTATCTCTGGTCGAACCTTTCCTGAGAACAGTTCAGGGTCGTAGAGGCATCACAGACTTTAGAGTTGTTTGTGATGAGACTAACAACACACCTGAGATAATCGATAGAAATGAGTTTGTTGGGGATATCTACATCAAACCAGCAAGATCTATTAACTTCATCAGACTGAACTTCGTTGCAGTAAGAACCGGAGTAGCGTTTGAAGAAGTAGTAGGAAAATTCGGAGGATAAAGTAAATGGCTTTTAACATTAACTCGTTTAGAGAAGAATTAGAGTTTGGTGGAGCAAGAGCTTCACTATTCTCTATCGAACTTCAAAATCCTGTAGACGCTAGGGGTGATGATAAAATTCGTTTCATGGCTAGAGCTACAGCAATTCCTACATCTTCTATTGGTTTTTCTGAAGTGCCTTACTTCGGTAGAACTATCAAAGTTGCTGGTCAAAGAAGATATGATGATTGGTTAATTACTGTGATTAACGATGAAGACTTTGCAGTTAGACATGCTTTAGAAGCTTGGCACAACTCTTTGAATTCTCATGAACCAAATATCAGAGATGCTGGATATCAAAGACCAGAATCTTACAAAAGAGATGGCTCCGTAATTCAGTATTCGAAAGCTGGTGATGTTCTGAGAAAGTACAAGTTTGTTGGATGTTTTCCTTCTGATATTACAGCAATTGGTCTTGATTGGGCGCAATCTGATGTGATCGAAGAATTCCAAGTAAACTTTAAATATGACTACTGGTTGTTGGATGAAGCTAGAAGTGCTAGAACTACTCAAGTAGCTCCGGGCAACGAAGGTGAATTCGTAAATGAAGGTCGAGCACTTTAATATAAGGTATAGTTGATGGAAATTTTTGGTTTTAATATTAGTCGTGTTCAAGGAAAAGAAGACGACAATCAGGTAAAAACTTTTACCCAACCGGAGTTTGACGATGGCTCTGTCACCGTCAGCACCGGAGGGTTTTATGGTTCTTACGTTGATCTTGATGGTTCGGTAAGAAATGATGTTGAGTTAATCAACAAATATAGAGAGATGATCATGCAGCCTGAAGTAGAGGTTGCTGTTGATGACATTATCAATGAAGTTGTAAATCCAGATGAGGCTGGCGATACACTAAAAATTTCCCTCGACAAAGTTAACGTTAATCAACCTCTTAAGAAGTTAATTTACTCGGAATTCGAAAAGATTGTGGATCTTCTTGAATTCCGAGAAAAATCTTATGAAATGTTTAGAAAATGGTATGTTGATGGAAGAATCTACTACCATGTTGTGATTGATGAAAGTAATCCAGCTATTGGAATTCAAGAACTCAGATACGTTGATCCAAGAAAAATTAAACGTATTGTAGAGTTTGAAGAAAAAAGAGATCCAAAAACACAGTTCTCCGAGAAGAAAATTAAAAACGAGTACTATGTTTACAGTAATGATGGTTTTGTGGGAACCAATATTTCTACAATGCCTCAAAATGCTTCTTCAATAAGAATTGCTAAAGATTCTATTGTTTATTGTGATTCTGGAATTTTGGACAAATCTAATAAGATGGTCCTTTCCCACCTCCACAAAGCAATAAAGCCTGTTAATCAGCTTAGAGCTTTGGAAGATGCTGCAGTCATTTACAGACTTGCAAGAGCACCTGAGAGAAGAATTTTTTACATCGATGTGGGTAACTTGCCTAAAATGAAGGCTGAGCAATACCTGCGTGACATGATGCAAAAACATAAGAACAAATTAATTTACGACGCTTCCTCTGGTGAAGTTAAAGATGATCGTAAATTTATGACTATGCTTGAGGACTATTGGCTCCCAAGAAGAGAAGGTGGTCGTGGTACTGAGATTGGTACATTGCCCGGTGGCAACAACTTGGGTCAGATGGAAGATATTCTGTACTTCCAAAAGAAACTCTACAGAGCTTTGAACGTTCCTACTTCTAGAATGGAAGCTGAAGTGTCTTACACTTTGGGAAGAGCTTCTGAAATTAATAGAGATGAAGTCAAATTCCACAAGTTTGTCAAAAGACTTAGAGTTAAATTCAATGAGCTAATTTATTCTTGTCTCAAAACTCAGCTTGTTCTTAAAGGTATTATGAATATTGCTGAATTTGATTCGATCAAAAAAGATATCTTGATCCGATATAATGAGAATAATTTCTACACTGAATTGAAAGAAAATGAGATCTTCAGAGAAAGACTCATAACTCTCAGAGAAGCAGAGCAATATAACGGTAAATACTTCTCTACAAATTACATTAAGAAGAATATCTTAAGACAAACAAACAATGATGTTGATAGAATCACAATGGAAAATATGCAGGAATATCAACAGATGCAAAATTTGAAGTCTTCTCAGGAAGAAGAATAAATAAAGGAAACAAAGGAGAACTCCAATGAATGATGTAAAAAATATTATTCACTACATTGCTGAAGATAATTTGGATGGTGCTCAAGGTGCCTTTAAAGCTGCAATGTCTAGAAAGCTCATGGAAAAAATTGAAACCAGAGAAAAAGAGATTCAGCAAGAAATTGCAGAGCAATATCCAGAAATCTTTGACTCTGAAGCAGACAAAGATTTTGTTGCTAAACATGTTGTTGATGTTGAAGGCAATCCAGAAACGGATGAGGATCCTGCTGGTGATGATGCTGTTCAGCCTGAACAGGGACATCGTGAAGCCGACTACGACGAAGAAGAAGATCAGATGGTTTACGAAGAAGAATCTGAAGATGATGATTCTGTAGAAGAAGAAACTGACGAAGAAGAAGATTCGGAGTAAGCAATGCTTGAGAAGAAAAAGCTTTTGCTCGGAAAGGGCATGAAAACAGAAGATCAGTCTGATTTTACTTATGCTGCTGCAGAAGCTGCACTCGCAGGTAAAGAGTCTTTCGAGTTTGGTGGTAAAGAATATCCTGTAGAAATTAGCAAAGAGCAAGCTCAAAAAATTGTTAAAAAGGATATTTCTGAGCAAGTAGGTTCTGATACAGATCTTTCTGATGCTGTCATGGATTCTGATTACGGTGAAGACGGGTCGTTCACTAAAAGATTGTTGAACGAACCACCCAAATTAGATTCGTCCAAGTACAGCTACACAGACTTAGGATCTTGGGCAAACAGACTTGGTGTTATCAATCCAAACTATCGTAAAAGATTTAACATCAAAGAAGACATACCTATTTTTGCTGAAAAAAATACGAACCTAGCTTTGGCGGCTGCAGGTTCAAAGTTTTCCGGTTCTTCGGACTGGAGTGTTTGGGTTGGAAAAGTTCCGAATAAGCATAGAGCAAAATATGATTCTATTTTGGTTGATGGAAAGGGTTTTATTCTTCAATACCAAGGTTCGAATTCAAATCTAGCTGAGCCTTTCCTCGAATGCACAAAAGCTTTGATTTCTTCTGGTTTCAATAAAATTATTTGGGAACAAGGTGGCGGATTTATTGTAGCTGGCCGTGGTGGAACAGGTCTTTTCCTTTCATCCACATCAAAGCCCGGACAAAACTCTAGACCTTTCCATCCAGTATATCATCTGCATAGAGATAAAATTGACGGGTACAGACAGGGAAAACATATCCTTTTCCATAGAGAAGATTACACTTCTATGCCCGTAACAACAACGACAAAGTTTAGCAATAAAAGCTTGCAAAATGCTCAAGTCGATTTGTCTGTCGAATTAAACTCAGTGAAAATTCCTTGGAATGCAAGTCAAAATGAAATTTATGGTGATTCTCCAAACTCAAATTTCATTTCTTATTCTATCAAGGGATTAAATGATCTTGCATCTAAGTATCCAGAAAAAGGTAAGATCTACACAGACGCAGAAAAAGATTTCTTAGTTTCTCAAGGGATTTGGGTTGCTGGAACAGATACACCAGAATCACCTTCTGGTCTTGATGTTATTACGGCACCAGAACCAGACATTGATTCTGGTGGAATTGCAGATCCCGAAAAAATTGAAAATGTTATAACGAAGTTCATCAATAAGTTTAAAAGACTTCAGTGGTTTAGTACTGAACTTTCCAATATTTGGACAGTAACAACAAAGGCAATTGCTCCAGCTATTGGTTTTTTAATTGCCCATAAAGGACTTACCTTATCTCTTTCAGGTGCTCTTGCATTAGGAATAGCTGGTCCATTCTTGTATCGTGCATACTTGAGTAACCGTAGAAATAAGATGAATGCTAGAGAAGCTTCAAGAGATAGAGATCTCATGAGAAAATTATCTGCGGAAACACAAACTCTTAAAGCAAGTTTGTCTGATGAAGAGATTAAAAAATTAATTCAAGAGCTTGAAAGAAGTGAAGAAAGAGACCCAGAAACAAGAAGGTTGTACGACTTATGAAGCTGATCACAGAAATTAACGAAGAAGTACAATTCCTTAAAGAGAATAAGGATGGTAAGCCCCAATATTATATTGAAGGTATTTTTATTCAAGGTGAAAAGAAAAATAAGAATGGTCGTGTCTATCCGATTGAGATTCTTGAAAAGGAAGTTGCGAAATATTGCTCTGAACTCGTAGAAAAGAAAAGAGCTTTTGGGGAACTCGGTCATCCAGAGGGACCAACTATCAATCTTGATAGAGTTTCCCACATGATCGTTGAGATGCGTAAAGATGACAATAATTTCATCGGTACGGCTAAGATTCTTGATACTCCTAACGGACGAATTGTTAAGTCTTTAATTGACGAAGGTGCTACTCTTGGCGTTTCCACAAGAGGAATGGGATCTTTGAAATCCAGAGGAGAGTTTCAGGAAGTGCAAGATGATTTTTCTCTTGCTACTGCAGCAGACATCGTAGCAGATCCGTCTGCTCCTGATGCTTTTGTTAACGGTATTATGGAAGGTGTTGAGTGGGTTTGGGATAATGGAATCTTAAAAGCTTCTACCATTGAAAGATACGAAAACATCGTTGAAGAGAAAACTAGATCACGTAGTTTGACACCAGAAGCTAAACTATCATTATTTGAGGATTTTCTCAAAAACTTATCTAAATAAATATACTCAGTTAAAGGAGTTTTTAAAAAATGGCACGTAGAAGAAAAATTGTTGAATCGACAAATGTTGTCCCTGTAGATGAGCCAACACCAGAGTTGTCTTCTTCTCAAGTCGTTTCTGAGCCAAAGCCCTCTGCTAGACCGCAGGATAAAGAGGTTGGTGAAGGAATGTCTAGAGCAGACAAAAACTCTGCAATCATCAATGCAGTTCTTACAGCAGATGATGCTAAAGTCAATCAAGTCTTAGCAACTGTTGCTGAACCTGCTCCAGAGGCAACTGAAGCAGATCCTGAAGATAAAGCAGATGAAGTTCCAGACGAGGCTGCTGTAGTTAACCAGTCTACTATCATGGCTAAAGAAGCTGTTGATACTATTTTTTCTGGCGAAGAGCTTTCTGAAGAAGTTCGTAATAAAGCTGCTGCTATCTTTGAGGCTACTATTGCCCAGAAGATGGACGAGGTAGAAAACGAAATTATTGCTGAACTTTCTGAAGATTTTGATTTTCAGTTTAAGGCTGAAGTAGAAGCTTTAACTGAGTCTGTAGAAGCTTTCATGCAAGACTCCGTTCAGGAATACATGGTCGAGAACAAGCTTGTTCTGGATAATGGAATCAAAGGTGATTTGTACGAAAATATGATCACCGACATCTCTAAGGTAATTAAGTCTTACAATATTGCTATTGATGACACACAGGTAGAGATGGTTCAGGAAGCTTACACTGAGGTTGAAGATCTCAAAACAAAGCTTAATGAGCAAATCAAAAAGAACATGAACCAGAGATCTCATATTAATGAGCTTGAAAAGGCTCTGGTTTTCGAGGCAGTTTCTGCTGACCTTTCTTTGATGCAAAGAGATAAATTAAAGAAACTCGCAGAAAATGTTGATGCTGACAATGCTTCTCAGCTTAATGATAAATTAACGGCACTCAAAGAAACCTTTGTTGCTAATGAGTTTGACACAGCATCAGTATTAAGAGAAGCAGTGTCTTCCAATGTTTTCTATATGGATGAGCAAGTTGAAGTTGAGCAAAATGATAAATACATTGACGGAAATGTTAAGAAATACGTTGATGCAGTTTCTAATCATGTTAAAAAAGTCTAAGTAATAGGAGTTTCAAATGAACTTACACGAAAACGTCGTAAATAAGTGGTCTCCTCTCCTTGATCATCCGGATCTTCCTGATATTGAGAGCAGCCACAAAAGAGCAGTGACAGCACAGTTGCTCGAAAACACCGAGAGATCCATTATGGAGCAAAGAGGATTTGCCCCTCAGTCTCTCTTAGAAGCAGCACCAGCGAATGCTATGGGTGCATCTTCTTCCGTTGCTGGTGACGGCAACGTAGACATCTTTGACCCAGTACTGATTTCGCTGGTTCGTCGTTCCATGCCTAACCTCGTAGCATATGACATCTGTGGCGTACAGCCTATGACTGGTCCTACTGGTCTGATCTTTGCTATGCGTTCCCGTTTCGATTCGCAGACTGGTGCAGAAGCACTGTACAATGAAGCAAACACTGGTTTCTCCTCGAACCCAGTTGCTGCTCATGACAATGCTGTTGACGGTAATGCAGGTCAGAACCTTGGTGTTCAGCCAACAGGTGAGTCTAACACCTACAACTTCCAAGCTGGCATGTCTACTGCTGATGCGGAAGCAATCGGTGGCAACACAACCTATACAATTCCAGAAATGGCATTCAGCATTGAGAAAGTTGCTGTGACTGCAAAGTCCAGAGCACTCAAGGCTGAGTACACAATGGAACTGGCACAGGATCTGAAAGCAATTCATGGTCTGGACGCTGAAACTGAGCTTGCTAACATTCTGCAGGCCGAGATTCTGGCTGAAATTAACCGTGAAGTTGTAAGAACCATTAACCTGACTGCTGTAACTGGTGCTCAGAATAATACTGCTTCTTCCGGTACTTTTGACCTTGACGTTGACTCCAACGGTCGTTGGATGGTTGAGAAGTTCAAGGGTCTGATGTTCCAAATCGAACGTGAAGCAAACAAGATTGCTAAAGATACCCGTCGTGGTAAGGGTAACATCCTTCTCTGTTCGTCTGATGTAGCTTCGGCTCTGCAGATGGCTGGTGTTCTGGATTACACCCCTGCACTGAATGCTAACAACCTTGAAGTAGACGATACAGGTAAGACCTTCGCAGGTGTCCTGAACGGTCGTATCAGAGTTTACATCGATCCATACTTCACTGGTTCCGGTGCAAATCAGTACATGACTGTAGGTTACAAGGGTGCAAATGCATTCGATTCTGGCATCTTCTACTGCCCATACGTACCTCTGCAAATGGTACGTGCCGTAGGCGAGAACAGCTTCCAGCCAAAGATCGGGTTCAAGACTCGTTACGGCATGGTTGCTAACCCATTCGCTGAAGGTGAAACTGCTGGTGCTGGTGCAATCACGCAGAATTCC